AAGCAGCGCCACCAGCACGTGGCGCTTGTCGTTGGGGCTGTCCTGCGCCATCAGTAGCCCCACCAGACCTCAATGTCCACCAGCCACAGGTACAGGCGAAACTCGCCCATGTCGAAGCCGATGGCCAGGTACGGTGCCTTGCGAGGCAGCCACTTCACATCAAACTTGAGCCGTCTTTTCATTGGCCATCCCCTGCTTGATGTAGTGCAGCACCTGCGCAGCCAGCGTCCGAGTGTTCTCGTCCGCGCGCTGGTGGAGTTGTTCTTTCACGTCATCAGGAATCCTGACCGTGACATATTTCTCGCGCTTTCTTGGTTGCTTGGTGTGTTCGATCACGTTTGACGCTTTTGCGGAATCAGACATTTTTTTCCTCGTTTCTTCAGAAAAGACTTTGTTTCTTGCAAGTCTTGACAACTTCAAAATGTGTTCTTGTGTTGGGATGAACCCTCCTTCTGAAGAGTTGTAGCCGTGTGGCCGCATGGTTTGATGCTCTTTGATCGCTGCAATCTCAGCGGCTGCCAGTTGTTCTCTTGGCATCTCTGCAAGCACAGTGACCGTTGGCTCACCGTACTTTCGCCATGCTTTGTAAACAAGCAAGTCGGATGACTTGCGCGCAGCCTGAGAGCGATGAGCATGCATCCTCTCATTGACGCTGTGCGCAGTGATGCCGATGTACTTTTTGCCACTGGCAAACTCAAGCATGTAAAGGAATCCCATGCGCACATTATGCGCCACAATCTACAACAATCAAAGGCTTTTTGATGCTTCCGTGATTTTTTGTTTTGCGTCCTCTGCGCCTTTGCCGACAATGCACTGATACCCGCAGCCTTCAAGGTATGCGATCCAGTCCTTTTGCTCTGGGCTGAGGCTGCCACCCTTGCTGCGCTTCATCTCGACCCACAAGCGCCAGGCAGGCACGAACAGGTCGGGCACGCCAGAGGCCACGCCTTCGGCCTTCAGGCGGCCAGCGGTGGCCATGCTGCGGTGGCCTCCGTTGGGGATGGCGAAGATGCGCACGCCTGGCCAGGTCTGCCGGAACCAGCGCACAACCTCGCGCTGTTCCTCGTGCTCGGTGGGGATGCGGTCGGCGGTCAAAACGGAATCTCCTGAATCCACTGGTCGCAAGCATCCGGTGTGGCAGCGAAGTCGTCTGGCGGCCGCATGTCGAACGCCAGGCAGTGCCCGGACTGGTTGAAGTGGTCGCAGGTGTGGCACAGCTTCGGCGGCCCGGCTCGCATCCAATCGCGCCACTGGATCAGGAACTCTGGCTCTGGTGGTCTGGTGCTCATTTGTTTGCTCCTATGGCTTTCGCGATTGCGGCCCTAGCATCAATCATTGGCTGCGCGTGTTCGATCAGCCCTTCGTCGTCTTGGTCTGCCAGCGATTTCACTATGGCTTGTAGCGACTGCAGCAATTCAGGTGCGGCGGCAATCAACTTGGCGTTGGCGTCTTGTCCTTGTAGACCGCCGAGTGCAACGGCAACGATAAGATTCCCAGCAGGCGTCATGCGTTCAATGGCAATCTCGATTTCTCCATAGTTGTCGAATGCCGACCCCACTTCCCATGGACCAGGTGTGTGCTCAATCATTTGTGTTGGTCCTCCAGTATTTGCGCCTTCACGATCTCCAGAATGCCGATGGCCTCGGCCAGCGAAATCCTGTCCGCGTACTCGTAGACAACTGCCTCGATCTTGTTCGCCATCTCTCCAAGATGCTCGCGCCTGAATGGCGCTGCGACAACGTTGCTCATGCTTGCTCCTTCACTTGGTAGTCCTTGAAAACGACGCCTTTGCTGGCGTCGCCAACCTTGCATGGGCGAACCCATACGATCCTGCCGTCCGGCAGCCTGCGCGAGTGCCCACGCCTGTCGTGCAGCCTGGGGCTGGCGTGTGTTCCTCCGTTCGGCTCACGCTTGAGCGCCTTGCCGTTGATGACGACCGTGTGCCAGTCGTAGGTCGGCTGCTTGCCTTCTGCGATCTTGCGCCTGTTGGTGAAACTCTGGCGCACGAACGGCTGGTAGGACTGGCCACCGGACAGCATCGACTGGTACCACTTGGCGATGATGCCAAGCACCAGGCGCGCTTCTTCCTCTGGCACCGGTTCGGCTTCCTCGGTCGGTCCGTACATCACCATGTCGCCTTCGGTGGTGTAGAGCATCGTCGGCACTTTGCGCGGCATGATGCCTGTCGGCCCTTTCCACATGTCGACCACGATGCCGTCCTTGGCGTTGTCGCCAACCACCAGCATCAGCATGTCGTAGGACGCGTGCGACCTGCTCGGCCCACGGTAGGCCACCACGCACTTGCCGAATGGTGGGTTGCACTCCATCAGCACATCGGTCGTCGTCTCGAACCTGGCGGTGGTCAAGCCAGAGATATCGAACCACTGCAACTCGACCGGGTCCATGCCAACGGATGCGGACCACTTCACCGTCTCTCGAATCAGCGGCGTCATGCCCAACTCCTTTTTATGACTCTGTGAAATTTTCCATCCAGCCGGTACTCGATGCTGCTCGGCGGCTTGCTGTTGCTCATCTGGACGGCCAGGTAGTCCAGCCCCTCGCTGCCTTCCAGGTGCGCAGCCTCGGCCAGATGTGCACCAGACGAGTTGGCCATGGTCAGCAACTGGCGCATGGCCTTCTGCCCGGCGTAGCCATCGTGCAGCACCGGCAGGTACTCGGTGATCGGCTTATCGGACAGGCTGCCGTAGTAAGTGCAGGACAGCATCTCCTTGCCTGACGCGCGGCTGACATGCCTGCGCCAGTTCCAGGCGGTGACCTCCAGGTCTTTGCCTTCCAGACCCATGATGTCGTCGTCGCGCAGTTCCAGCTTCTTGCGCTCCGGCTCTGGGAAAGGATGGCCGCAGGCCGGGCAGGTGGCCACGGCGATGGCGCACAACTCTCCGCAGTTGTCGCAGACCTTGACCGGCGCTTCTCCGTTGCCGTCGCCTGCTTTCTTGGGCGGCTGCACGGCCGTGATCGGACCGTGCGTGGCAACCACCCCGGCGAAGTCCAGCACCAGGCAGTGGTCGGTGTGGCTTTTGACCCGCATGCCCCGGCCTGCCATCTGCACGTACAGGCTGGCCGACATGGTGGGGCGCAGCATGGCGATCAGGTCGATGTCAGGGTAGTCGAACCCGGTGGTCAGCACATTGGCATTGGTGAGCGCGCGGATGCGGCCTGCTTTGAACTCGGTCAGCAGGTGCTCTCGCTCCTTCTTCGGCGTCTCGCCTGTCACGCACTCGGCCGTCACGCCATGCTGGCGCAGGACTTCGGCCACATGCTGGGCGTGCTTGACGCCAGTGCAGAACACTAGCCACGCCTTGCGTTCCCCGGCCAACTCGATGACCTCGCGCACCACCTTCTGGTTGTTGTCATCGGTGTCCACGGCAGCCTGCAGTTCGGACTCGATGAACTCGCCACCACGCTTGTGGACGCCAGAGGTGTCCAGCTTGGCCCTTGTGACCTTGCTGCGCAGCGTGGCCAGGTAGCCTTTGAACACCAATTCCTCGATGCTGACCGGCTCGATCAGGTCGTCGAACAGCGCAGGCTTGTCGGTGATTAGACCGTGCCCCAGGCGGTAGGGCGTGGCCGTCAAACCGATGACCCGCAGCGCAGGGTTGATGGCCTTCAGGTCGGCCAGAAACTGTCGGTAGCCACCTTCGTCCTTGTGGTTGACCAGGTGGCACTCGTCGATGATCACCAGGTCAACGTGGCCGATCTGCTTGGCTTTGGTGCGGATGGACTGGATGCCTGCGAATGTGATCGGCTCCCCGAGTTGCTTCTTCCCGATGCTGGCGCTGTAGATGCCCAGCGGCGCGCCAGGCCAGTGCTGTCGCATCTTCTCGGCGTTCTGCTCGATCAACTCCTTCACATGGGTCAGCATCAGCACCACGGTCTCTGGCCAGTTCTGCAGCGCGTCCTTGCACAGCGCGGCCACGATGTGGCTCTTGCCGGACCCGGTGGGCAGCACCAGGCATGGATTGCCTGCATGGCCTGCCTCAAACCACGCATAAAGCTGGTCGATGGTTCGCTGTTGGTAGTCTCTCAACATGGAAGTCGGCCCCATTGATCTGCTATCGCATTGGCGATACCTTCGTACGTCTCACTGCGCAACTTCCATCGATCTTCGCTCGGCGGCATAAAATGAATGCGCTGCTCTCGTCCATCGACCACGTTGGTCGGCTTCAGCAGCGGTAGCCCTTTCAACCACAAGCATGTGGCCTTCGTCTCTCCATGACCGAACTGCCAAGGCTGGATGATCTGATCAGGCTTGCGCCACAAACTGGACATGATGCACACAGGATTTTCGATGGCCACCATCGGAATATGCTCGGCACGCCTGTGCAGCGCCATGAAAAATGATGCGCTGGCTTGCTGCCGACCAATCATCTTCTTGGCTTCAAAATGCCGAGCGCCAGACACTGCAAGATCGGTGCATGGAGGGTGAGCAATCATCAAGTCCCACGGATAGTCGATGACGTCAAAAACATCGCCTTGGTAATGCGGCCCCGGCGCATCAGTTGGAAGCAGATCACAACTCATTGCTTCTGCCCCCCCCCTGATGAATGCATCACGAACACGGCCAGAGTATTCGCAAGCCACAAGAACGCGCAGTTTTTTCATCCCACAATCCTCGCGTCAAATGTCTCGCGCAGCTTCTCCACATACTCATCCCCCAGGCTGCACATCTTAGGGTTGGCCAGAATCTCTTTGCTGGTGTAGACGTGCGCATCGCCTTCACCGTTGGCCACATCTCGGCCTTCGATGACGTAGACGGCCGTCCACTGGTCCAGGCCGTCCTTGCGTTCCCACGGCACCAAGTCAGGGTGCAGGACATGGCTTTCGCAGGCTTGGCGCTGGAACTCCACCGGAATGCCATCGGCCTCGTGCCTCTCGCAGCGCCAGGTGCTGTCCTCCTTGGCCGTGCTGTGCGCGCAGGTGCGGCAGTTCACATGCTTGGTGGTCTTGGTGCTGTGGCAGAACTCGTGCGCATCGCAGAACTTGCACTGGTACCAGGATGGGTCGGTGCTGATGGGCGGCGGCATGCGGTCCTCAAGCGCCAGCCTGCGGCCTCGCTCTATGTATCTCTCGGCCACATCCTTCTCGTAGCGCACGCGCTCGGTGTAGATACAGTCGTCGTCCTTGCAGACCGCCACGTACAAGGCCCGGTCGATCTGCAGGCCGTGCATGTAGAGTTGCATCTGCACAAAGTGCTCAGGCTTGGCGCTGGCCACAGACCCGGCCTTCTCCAAGGCTGCAAAGCTCTTGCTGCCGTGCGTCTTAAACTCGGCCACGTGGCGCTTCTTCGGCGCGGCTGGCACGCCAGACTCGATGATGGCGTCGATGCTGCCGGACACGTGAGCACCGAAGTCCACGCGCGCCTGTTGCTTGCTGGTGCGAACGTCCATGCCGATGGCGCGCAGGTCCGACACGATGGTGGCCTCCTCCATCTGTCCTCTGCGAAACAGGCGCAGGATGCGGCCTGGAAATTGGGGCTGGACGGCCCACCGGAACGACAGCCACAGCCACCTGTCGCATGGGTGGCCCAACTGGCTGCAGCCCATGTGCGGCCTGGGCGGCTCGGCCTGGGCCTCGTGGTGTTTGTCG